ACCATTGAGGATCCTGAATCCGTGCTTCATTATAATTAATCATAGGAGGAAACTATGCCAAAAGAAGAAAAAACAATTGATATTGATACAACCGGCCCAGGCGCGGAAGTCAATATCGAAGAAAAAAAAGAAGTAGAAGTAGTTGAACCGGTAAAAGAAGAACCGGTTAAAGAAGAAGTTGAAGAGAAACAAGAAGCGAGTGACGAGAAACCAGTAGAAGAAAAGAAAGAATTAGAGGAATACAGTGAAGGAGTTCAACGGAGAATTTCCAAGCTAACGAAAAAATGGCGTGAAGCGGAACGGCAAAAAGAAGCTGCTTTGGATTATGCCAAAGGCGTTCAGCATGAGCATTCTCAATTAAAAACAAGATTTTCAAAAATGGAGCCGAATTATGTGAAGGCTTTAGAAAATCGCGTAACCTCTGGAATAGATGCAGCTAAAGCTAAATTGACAACGGCAAGAGAAGCCGGCGACATTAATGCTGAAGTGGAAGCACAAAAGTCCATTGCACAATTAGGTATTGAAGAAGTGCGTTTAAACGCTTTAAAAGATAGACAGTCTCAAGAAAAGGAACAAGAAGTTAGAACTCCAACTCTACAAGATACCGTTGGAAGAACTCCACCTCCTGATCCAAAGGCTGAGGACTGGGCTTCAAAAAACGAATGGTTTGGCAAAGACAACGCCATGACCTACACGGCTTTTGATTACCATAAAAAACTAACCGAGCAAGAAGGGTTTGACCCGAACTCGCCCGAATATTATGCTGAGATAGACAAGCGAATGAGACTTGACTTCCCACATAAATTTGATAATACTAAGTCCCAGGAATCGACTAACCGAACACAGATAGTAGCTTCAGCGAAGCGAAGTGTTCATCCCGGTCGCAAAACTGTGAGACTCACATCGTCTCAAGTAGCAATCGCTAAAAAACTAGGTGTGCCACTTGAAGAATATGCGAAACAATTAAAAATCACGAAGGAGGCATAAGCATATGACTAACGAAAAAATCAAAACTTCCCGTGCGAGCCAAACCCGAGCAAAAACTGCTCAAAAAGTTGTTTGGACTCCACCATCATCTTTAGATGCACCCCCTGCACCTGCAGGATTTCATCATAGATGGATAAGGGCCGAAACTATGGGCTTTGATGATACAAAGAACATGGCCGGCCGATGAGATCAGGATACGAGCTTGTAAGAGCTGATGCATATCCAGGATCCGACTATCCAGTGATGAATGAAGGTAAATACAAAGGGGTAATCGGAGTTGGTGGCCTGTTGCTGGCAAGGATACCAGAAGAGATCGTCAAAGCGCGCGATGATTACTTTAAAAAAGTAACTCATGAAAAAGACGAAGCGATTGAAAGCGATCTTTTGAAGGATCAGCACCCAAGTATGCCGATCAATGCTGAGAGGCAGACTCGTGTAACCTTCGGTGGGACTAAGAAAGACTAATTTATTAGCGATTCCTAACCCAACGAAATTTTATTAATCGTTTACAGAGCAATCTGTAAACTCAAGGAGAAATACTATGGCAAACCAAGACGCGCCTTTTGGTCTACGACCAATCGGCAAGTTGGGCAGCAATAGAGAAGCAGCAGGAACTACAGAATACGAAATTGCAGCTTGCGCATCCGCTCTTTACCAAAACCACGTTGTTTCAGCGTCCGGTGCAGGTATCGCAGTTGGTGCAGCAAATCAAGCAAGTGCGTTGATGGTGGGTTCATTGCAAGGTGTTTTCTTTACTGACGCCACTACTAACAAGCCTACCTTTGCGAATAACTTAAAAGCAAGTAATTCTGCAACGGACATTAAAGGCTTTGTCACAGATGATCCTTTTCAGTTATATGAAATACAATCAGATAACGCTAGTGCCTCCGCTCAAGGAGACATTGGAAATAATGCTGATATTGTAGTAGCAGCAGGTGCTGCACCTCATTACGTATCTAAAACTGAACTAGGAGACTCTACATTAGCGACGACAGCCGCTAATTTACGGGTTGTGAATTTGTCAGATGATCCAGACAATAGCGATTTAACAGCCGCTAACGTTAACTGGAAAGTTATTATCATCGAACATTTCTACACAACTACAACAGGAGTATAAGGAGGATAAATTATGGCAATATCACGATCACAGCTAGTCAAAGAACTAGAGCCAGGTTTAAATGCCTTATTTGGCCTGGAGTACAAAAACTATGCTAACGAACATGCTGAAATATTTGATCAAGAAAATTCAGACAGAGCTTTTGAAGAAGAAGTTATGTTATCTGGATTCGCAAATGCTCAAGTAAAAGCAGAAGGATCTGGTGTTACATTTGATAGCGCTAACGAAACCTTCACTGCTCGTTATACGCATGAAACAATTGCTTTAGCGTTCGCAATCACTGAAGAAGCGGTTGAGGACAATTTGTATGACAGAATTTCATCTCGTTATACAAAAGCACTAGCACGTTCAATGGCTAATGCTAAACAAGTTAAAGCAGCAAACGTTCTCAACAGAGGATTTAATAGTTCGTACACTGGCGGAGATGGTTTAGAACTGTTCTCTACAGCACACGTAATTGTTGCTGGAACAGAGCAAAATGAACTATCAACTGCAGCAGACTTAAACGAAACTTCATTAGAGCAAGCAATGATTGACATTGCTGCGCTAACTGATGAAAGAGGTTTAAAAATTGCGGCTCAAGGAAGAAAAATGGTTGTTCCTTCTGCACTTCAATTTACTGCTGAAAGATTATTAAAATCTGTCGGTAGAACTGGAACAGCTGATAATGACATCAGTGCTGTTGTATCTATGAATGTGATTCCACAAGGTTATGTGGTTAATCACTATTTAACAGATACAGACGCATGGTTCATTAAAACAGATGTACCAAATGGACTAAAACACTTTGTTAGAGCACCAATCAAAACCGCTATGGAAGGCGATTTTGAAACTGGTAACGTTAGATACAAAGCTAGAGAAAGATACAGCTTCGGCTGGTCTGACTGGCGTGGTGTCTTCGGATCACCAGGTGCGTAATAGCAACTAAAACAAATTAATGAGGCGGCCTCAAAACCGCCTCATTTCGTTAATACAGTAAGAAATTCACAATGAAAAACTTCAGAATTCAAATTCGATGCTACGGTTATTATGCTGACTTTAAAGTCACGTGTGAAGATACTCCTCAAAGTATCGAGAATTCTATCCTTGACAAACTAGGAAAAAATGAGGTAAAGTTCGAAAAAGATGGATTTTCAGGAAAACATCTTAAATGGATAACCTATGAGGAGGTTATAAATGACCCAAGACCTGTACATTACGAAAAAGTCCTTGGAGTTAGAATGGCAACAAGAGCACCTGAAGGACTGGAAGCATAATATTAGGATGATTGAAATTAATAGAAAAATCCAGGATATTATTAAAGAGATCATTGCCAAAGAGTTTGAAGAACAAACGCTTCAGACCAAAGTAAATCAGGCCAAGGCCGAAGTTTCGATAGCCACTTAAGCGCTATCAAAAATCAACTTTTCACTACAGGATACCTTGCACTGAACGCAAATCTGCGTTATAGATTAATTACTATACAATTATTTAATGAATCTAGACGAGTATAGTCGACGGCCTAGAGACTAGATTCACAACCTAGGAGGATTATAATTATGGCATCAACATTGTTTAGAGGACCCGTTCTAGTTGGGAAAAAAGACACATCTGGATATAATATAGTAACAAAAGGATCCAGTTACACTGTCGTTATTTCAACTGATTCAGGAAAGACCTTTATATCAAACACGGATGGAGTAGTCTTTACTCTTCCAGCAATTGCAATTGGGAATGTATTTACATTTGTAAATACAGCAGCTGACGGTGTAAACACTTTCACTGTTAGTCCTAATTCATCTGATGGTATTTTGTACTTAGGATCTTTGACAGACGACAAAGATGTTATTAATACTGCAAGTACATCAAAAGTGGGAGACTATGTGACCATTGCATCTTTGAACTCAACTGTTTTTTGGACAGTTGTAGATGTTCAAGGTGTTTGGGCTAAAGAGTAATAGATAAACTGTGAGCTCCTTCGGGGGCTCACAGAACTAGGAGATAAAAAATGAGTCCAACAGACGTAAAACAGACCATTGCAATTAGTTCAACGGATACTTTACAAAAGTATATAGGAACTGTAGCTACTGATATTGGCGTTTCAAGAATTAAAGCCGTGCAGGCACACTCGAGTGCGGCCGATGCTAGTGTAAAAATTTATAACGCTACGGATGCGACTACAGCTAGTACTTTAGTATTTGAAGCTAAATGGGCTACAGCAGCAAATGAAAGTTTTACTTTCTACCTTCCTCAAAGAGGTATCTTTTGTAGCACTGCTATGCACGCGGTTCTGTCGAATTGTGATTTTTTAGTAGTTACATTCG